TTCTCAGTAGTTTTCATAACCGCCTCAAGCGACTGAATACGGTGCCGGATACTCTTAATACCCCACCGCGCAAGCCACACGAACAAAGCAAGCACCGTCAGAATAAGCACGCCCGCAATCTGAATAACCTCCGGCGTAGTCACCAACTCAATCACAGTATGAGGAACACCAGACTCCATACGCTAATCACCTTCAGCCTTATGTCGAGGCTCATAACGTTCACCGCCCGGCGTGACCTTGCCAACCCAATCAATCACCCCTAACTGTTTGAGCACCGTGAACGCCGCTGACGCTGCGCCGATCACGACACCAGCCTGCGTACAGAACAGTCTCCACGACGCGGGGTAAGCGCCCGCAAGCCACACGACAACGCCCAGCAAAACACCAGCTGCAAGAACAATCACCCGGCGTTTGCCAGCCGTCCAGTAGGGCTTGTCGAACGCGGCCTGAACGAGCGGCCACACGAACCCAACCAGCCCGCACGTGATAAGTGGGTCAATGTTTAGTCCAAGCATTATTTCCTCCCTAGCTGCCGGTTGATAGCGTGCTGCAAGGCTCTGACCGTCGCGTGGCCCATGTAGCCGTCCACCGCGACGCGGTAGTAGCGTTGCATACCGCGCACAAACTCAGGCCCGGCTATACCGTCAGCGTCCACGCGGAACGCGCGCTGCAACTTCACGATCAACTGTGAGCCTTCCGCGTTTTCACCGGTCCATTCCCAGCCGCTACCCGCTGCCGGGAAGTACTCACGGTTCGGTCTGTACTGCGAGCTAACCTGCCCGTCTTGTGGTGTGCCATTGATACGCTGCAACGCGCGCGTAGTGGATTCTCCCCACCAGCCGTCAACAGCCAAAGTCCCAGCCGGAACAACCGGGCGAGACGCACCCGTGTACGGGGGCCGGATAACAGCAATCACCGTGTCAAACGAACGCACCCTGCGATATACGCCGCCACCGTTCGACTGGCTACCATACGCGCCACTCGACGTGTTCCCCTCAATCGTCTGGAAACTCCACGCATACTTAATCTCCACAATGCCGATGTGGTCAGCGATTCCGTCATCGTCCCAGTCGAAGCACACGAGGTCACCCTCGCGCGCGTCCTCACGCCTGACGAGCCACCCGCGCGCCCTGGCGGTAGCGATCCTGCCCGGCACATACGCGCTATCAAAATTAGTGATACCAATTTCGCGTAGGCACTTAGTTACGAGCATGTCACAGTACGGGACGCCGTTAGCTGCGTATTCCTCACCGTGGAGTTCTGCGTAGGCCCTGCCGAAAATCGTGCCAGTCAGCGGGTCATCAAAACGGTTGTAGCCAACGTACTTGCTGGCTACACGTAGTAGGTCATTCCCCGTGGCCATATTCCACCTCCACAATCTCAGCAGTATCGTCCGGCGTGCTTGTCGCCGTGTCACCGTGACCCATTAACTTCTCGTATTCCTCATCCACAACTGCCCCTCCTTCTCCTTGCCGCCCGCACGCGGGCACTAAAAAACCCGCCCACCCCACGAAACAGGGCAAGGCGGGACACACAACGCCCGGCTAGTCAGCCATACTCACCGGGAACGCGAGCACACTAAAATAGTTCAACTTAGTGTCACCGCTCAGCGTGAGAGTGCCGCCACTAGGCGAACCGCCACGCACCGACAGCGCTACAGACGGTTGTTCACCAGCACGAACAAACGTCAACATTGTCACCGTCACACAGTCTTGCGTGCCCATGCTGAAACGGCCTAGCGACAGTTCCCCGTTTTGCCCGGTCAGCGCTAGGTCAACGTTGCCGCTCTTAACCAGCCCCCACGCCACGGCGGTAGCCATCATCATCCGGTCGTATGGGCGGGCCAGTAGCGCCGTTTTGCACATGCCGCTTGACGCTCCCGCTTTCACGGTGCTGCTCCACCCGCCGCTTTGACCGTTACCGTACCGCTGCACGTCGTACTCGACCTCGTTAGCGGGCTTCAATACCCACGCCCCGCCCGCGCCTTTCGCTCCGTCCGCGCGATACAGGACACCGCCAACATCGAAGTAGGCGGGGTTGTTTATGGTGACACTCGCCCCGCCGTCCACTGCGCGCGTCAGCGTTGAACGTGCAGACGCGACTGACTGTGCGGGAACCACTAGACCAGCCGTGTCCGTGTAGTCGCGCCACGACGCTAACAGGTCATCGCCCGCGTCAGGTATGGCCGCGCCTTTCCAATGTTTTGTACTCACTGTTCCTCCCTGTCAGGCGCGCCAACATTTAGCTCGCCACTATCGGACGCTTCTTCCAGCCCGTTGCACATGGCTTCGATCAGTACGTCGAGCATGCCGCCCGCGCGTGAATACTGGACGGCCAGTTCAGCCGCTTGTTCTTCCGCGTTCCGCATGGTGGCGCGCCGCAATTCCTCTATCTCTACTTTGCGCCGCAAATCGTCGAACTCTGCTGCGCTAATCTCAACAATCTCCACGGCCAGTCCTCCGTTCTCTTAGGATTCGTATGTGACGTGCAGGCGGAAACTCCACGGGTCATACTCGTTATACGTACCGTCGCCCGCGTTAATCGTGAAGTTCGTGTACCCGCCGCGCGTAAGCGACGCGCCCGCCGCGACACCAAAGTTTGTGCTGAACGTGCCGTAGTCGCGCATGAACACGCCGCCACGCGGCCCGTCACTCAGTGAGCATGGGAACGTGTGACCATTACCGCCGTCAATAAAGTCCCACGTACACCGGCCCGTCACCTTGATACTGATAAGCCGCTTGCCTTTCACGGCTGGAGCGTTGAAACGCACCTGCGTGTAATACGAACCACTCGACGCATACTTACCTTCGCCACGGTTGGAATCAACCCACGCTGGTGACACAGTGATCGTGCGGCGAACCGGCTTAGGCGGTGCGGGCGGCGCAGCGTCATCCGGCATCTTCAAATACTCAACTTCCGGCTCAACCTCAGCGTCAATACGACTGATCGTCAGCACACTTGCGTACATCATGAACTTCGCCTTCTTGTACGAGTGGAAGTGCGGCACAAGCGTGACAGGCACCGTACCGCCCGCCTCGCCCGGGCGCACGTGGTACACCTGCGTCACCTGATGTTGCGTGTACGACTGCGAGTTGAACGTTGTCTCCCACGAAAATTGCGCGCCGTCAGCAGTAATACCCTCCGGGTACTTTTCCGACCCCAAAGACGTGTCTAGGCGGATACCCACACCGTCGTTCGCCGTGAACCACGGTGCATTAGCGTCTTGCGTGGAAAACCCCGCCGACCATGACAGCAAATAATCGCCCTCGCTCAGGTTCAGTGGGATGCGCGCGACCGGCACCAGCTGATACCCCTGCGGGTGAATAACCTTCGGCAACGGGATAATCGCGTAAGACCCATGCGTACTACCAATAGGGATACCCCCCACAGTGAGAGTGTCAAATGAAGCGTCGCGCGCGGTAACCACGCCACGCCCGCCCATAGCGACACCCGTCACCACACTGTCACCGTCACTAGTGGTCAGCTTGATCTGGTCATCAT